GGAGGCCGAAGAGATATCGGACAGCCTCGTCACCCTTGTAGTTACCAACGGTCCCGTCGAAGTATTCCTTGAACTCCCCGAAGACGTCGGCGATCGGCTTGTAGGCGGAAAGCGCCCTGCCCTGGTCCGACATCGTCTTGTGGAGCTTCGCCTGGCTGGCGGCGATGGCCTCCTGAGCCTCAGGGGGCAGCTTTCCCCAGTGCTCATCGAGTCCTGTCATTGTTGCCGGGAGAGGAACCTTGGTCGCTGGCGTCGAAATTTCAGCTTCCTCGGTGCCCTCTCCCTCACCACCTTCCAGTGGTTTCTCGCCGCCGTTGTCGGCGTCATCACCAATCGCCTGAGGATCGCCGTCTGCTGCGTTAGGAGCAAACTTGCCACCCTCACCGCGAGCGGCGCCGTTATCGCGCTCCAGACGATCCCAGACGGCCCCAAGGGCATCATCCGCTGCTGCCGAAGCAGCCGGATCATTGATCGGGTTGTTGTGTTCGATTACGGCCGAATCGTTCATCGGCGCATTGGCTTCGACGCTCATGCGGTTTGATCCTTATTCGATTTTTCGGAAGGTAGGCTTCAGCGCCCGAGGAGGAGCGACAGGTATGCGAAGAGGCCGGCGATAAAGGCGCCGTAGGCGAGATAGAGCGAAAGCTTCCATGCTTTCGTGTCCTGGCCAGTGAATTGCGATGCACAGCCGAGAAAGGCGGCAGCAATCGCCACGTTGCGAGCCATTACGCCACCGAAGACCATCACGGCCACGAGGAAGATGGCGGCAAAGGCGGCAGCGGTGATCGCAAAACAGACGTTCATGATCGGCGGCATCAGCGAAACTCCTCCGAGACTTTCATCCCATACTTGGCGGCGACCTTCGGATTCCTGATCTTGCCGCCGGTCGCAGACGGAAAGTCACGCGCATCAATGCAGTTGTTCCGCTTCAGATCTTCCCGGCGCTCGGATCGAGAGGTGATCAGCCGCCCATCAATAGGGCTTTCATAGGCCGGGATGTCCGGGATAAACATCGGCAGAGCGACGGGGGCCGCGCGCTGCTCTTCGGTCAGCATCGGCTCGCCAGTGGCCTTGTCGACCCATTGGCCGTTGCGGTTGACGAACTTAGGCATTTGGCGCGGACGGGACAGGGACGATTGCCGCCCAAAAGCCAGCCGCGAAGACTGCCTGCGTCTTGCCATCTAGGGTGATCCCCAAGACGCCGCGATGGTCAGCCTCGAAACTGTCGCCCTCAACGATGACAATCTGCCCATTAGTGGCTGCACCTGACACTACATGCACGTGATACTCCGTCTTCTCGCTCATTTTGATTTCCTTTGCTTCGACGCTTCAAAAAAATTCGAGGGTTTAAACCAGCCCCTCGATGCCGGTTGCCGTGGTTCCGCTCTGATAGATCCTCGTCACGTAGACGGGCCGTGTTTCGCCCGCAGCGAACGCCAGGGTGCGCGACGTGCCGAACATGGTGTCCACCACCACATTGCCCGCGCCTACCGCCCTGATGGCCCTGAATGGCTCTGTGGGGGTAACATTGCCGCCAGAGACATCGATCGGTACCGAGTCCATTGCCGGCGTCGTGCTGTCCTGGGATAGAATCTGAAAATTCTTCACCATGGCCGTTTATTCTCCTTATGAGGCTACTGCACCGGGGACGAGTTGCGGCTGGAACTGCACAACCGGCTGTCCCTGTGGCATTGGAGGCTGAATTGGCTGCTGTTGCTGCCCTACGCTGGCCAAGGTCTGTTCGTGCGCCATTTGGTTGATCCCGAGGACACCTTCCAGGAAGGCAGTGAGCGTGGCGCTGTCCATGTTGGTTGCCGCCTGAATGCGAGCCGTCTCGATCTGTGCAAGGGCAGCGAGGATGGCCTTCTTCCACTCGGTGTCGTTGTCCATCTTGGACTTGGCGAGTTCGGTTTCGTTCCGGCGCTTGTCGGCCTCGCCTTCGGCCTGAGCCTTGACGATCTCGGGATTAGGCGCCTGTGGCTCGTTTTCGGCCTTCTGCGCCTTCGCCTTGGCCTGTGTGACCATGTTCTCCAGCGTGTCCTCGACAGACCGGCCCAAGTTGAACAGGCGGGCATTGGCGATGAAGATCTCGAGGGCGGCGTCGGCCGGCAATGTCCCGCTTTGCACCAGCGGACCGACGGCGGAGAAGTACTGCCCTGCACCCTGAAGGAACTGAGCGACCTCCTGCTTCTGCCTGGTAAGATCGGCGCGGACCGTGGAGTCGCTCTCGACGTCGATGCGATAGAACAGCGCCAGTTTACGCTTCATCAGCGCATAGACCTGTTGCTTGAACTGCGTCTGCTGCGGCGTGTCGGTTGGCTTTGGTAGCAAGTCCATCCCGGTCATCTCCTCCAGCGTCTGCATGGAGAACTTCGTCGGGATGATCTCGCTCATGAGAATGAACAGATCCCTGGCGCAACGCTCCATCATCCGCTGCATCTTCTGAATGCGCAGAGAACCCCATTGGCTCTTGATATTCTGAGCTGTTGCCGTCTCCGACGCCGAGGACGCACCACGGACGATATCGGAGATGCCGGTGATCTCGTAGATCCACTGCTTGTAGGTATTGATCGCCGCGTCCACCTGCTGGATAGCGGCAATGAACTTCTCGATCGGCCAGAAGATGATGGCGTTCTGCAAGCCTCCGGGGGATTGGGCCCAGATCTCGGCGTCCGCGATCGGCGCGAATTCGTTGTCGTTCAGGTCGATAACAGCCTGAAGGTCCTTCTCCGATGTGCCATACCAGCCCTTGGCCTTCATGGCTTTGATGAGCACGTTCTTGCGGCGGACCGCATCGTCCAGGTCGTCAGCCATGCGGCGATAGACCGAGAACGGATTGACTGGCATGAGCCGGCCATTGACCTCGATCGGCTGCATAGGCGTCGGGGTGCAGAAGAACTTCGATAGACCGAGGGGATCATCGATCGTCTTGAGGACGACACCGCCGTCATCGATGAACACGACTTCACGCTTGTCCTTGTCCCAGACCTCCCAGCCGCAAAGCTCGTTATCGTCCTTGTTGCGGCGGTTGATCTCGGAAGCGGAAAGCTGCAGGCCGATCATGCCGCTATCGAACGACTTGCTTTCATCCTCGCGAGCGATGCTGAAGCGGAAGGCTTCCCAAGGCCGTTCATCCCAGCGCTTGGCGGGACCGTGGCGATAGTCGATCCAGCTTACGGCTTCAAAGCAGATGCGTTCGTTTTCGAGGCGCTCTGGTTCGATAGGAGGTCCACCGTTGTCTCCAAGCCCCCGTTCGGGTAGCGAACCGTCCTCACGATTTCCGTCATCACTCCCTCCGGCGTATCCTTCATCACCCACTTCACTTCTGTCCACGGATACTTCCGTGTCTCTATCTTCGCCGTTGGCTTGGTCGGCTGCATCCTCGATATCCTCTTTGGTAGGCTCTCCGCCTACAATGTCGCTATAGAACCGGATGCGGACAACCCCGCGACCGGCAAGGAATGCGTCTTGGGCCGAAGCCTCCATCTCTGTCTGCAAGCGGCTGTCGTCGATCTGTACGCGAATGGCGCGCTCGAGAAGTTCGGCAACGAAACGTGCGACGGGATCCTGATCGGCAAAGCGCCTGCGGATATCCGGAACCGGAGCCGAGTTGATGACGGCCGGCACGATCGTCTCGACGTTCGCATAGAGGATGTTGAAGTCATACTGGCCATCGGAAACATAGACGGTTCCAGCCGCTTGCGACTGTCCCTCGCCTGTATAGGCGTCCTGTGCCTTCTTGGCGTCGTCCAGCCACTTCTTTTCGACCTTGGCGGACGCCTCGATGCGATCGAGCCACTTCTGCCCCTTCTCGCGGAGCGCCTTGCCCTCGTCGTTAGCGGTCTTGCGTGGCTTTCTCAAGCGGATGCCCTTTGTTGGATCGACGCACCCTATTAACGCAGGATACGCCGGAAGGTTTCTATTCGCTCTGCTCTGGCCAACTTCCGGAGTTGGACTCAATCTGCAGCCTGATTTCCTGGACTGCGGCTTCCACCTGCGCCGTCAGTTCCTCCTCGGAACGATCAGCGACGTCAGGAAGAGCATAGGACGCCTTGTGGTGGTTTCCTGTGCCTTCGGCGAGGATCAGCGTCTCACCGTCGCCATCGCGGGTCTCGATGCGAATGCCGATATTGCCGAGTTCAAAGCGAAGGCGCTCAAGGAGCGTGGGAGCATCAACGGGTTCAGTCATCGCCCTCTTCCCTTCCTGCGCTTCACCATGGCCTCGACGGCCTCGCGGACCGTCATATTGCTGACGATCGAGCCATCCGGTTTGGCCTCGTAGACGCTTTCCTTCTTCGGCGGCGCATCCACTTCTGGATTCTTGCCGCTGGAGACGAGATCAAGGAGCTGCCCGATAAGTCCGAGCGCATCCACTTGGTCGTCATGCTTTCCGCCAGGGAAGGCCGCCAGTTCCGATTTGAAGTCTGCGAGCCATTCCGCATGCTTCGGAACCATGAGCCCTTGCATGGCCATCCTGCCGCGAATGGACTGCGCTCTAATCGCCTTGTCGCCTTTGGTCGGGAACCCTCGGCGCCAAACACTTGCGCCGCGCTCCCTCGCCCGCTTGGTGAGAAATGGGCCGACACCGGACTTGATCTGCCCGGTTTCCTCAGCTGCCTGCGATGGCTTGTATTCCTTCACCAGATCGCACCACGCCTCAACCCAGACATCCGAGCTTGCTTGCTTCCTCCAGACGTCCAGCAGCCACATGTGGCCGTCAGGATCGATCCCGATGACCACATGCACGGTATAGTCTCCGCCATCGCTGGTGACCGCATAGTCCGAGCCCATGTAGACCTTGAGCGTCGAAAGAGGCGGAGCGATCTCATATTCTCGCAGCCAGTCCAACTTGAACATGTCGCCGCCGGAAATGATCGGCGTCTGCATGTACTGGCCGGCGAAGACCTGAGGCGCGAGCTTGAGAACCTCGATCTGCTGGCGATTATGTTTGGTTGCCCATAGAGGACCGTCTGGCAGGCCATGCGGGATCAACTCCACATTCCCGTCTGGTTTCTGCGTCTCGCCCTCGATCAACACCGGCAGCTGCAGCAGATGCCAGTGCTCTCCAGACTTCTCCAGCACGTGGGCCACGAAGTCATCGACGTGAAGCCGCTGCATGATCACGATGACCGGCACATCCTCATGCGCCAGACGAGACTTGAATGTGTTTTCCCATCTGGCGTTGATGAATTTTCGCATCGTCTCCGAATGAGCGTCATCCGGCTTGAGCGGGTCGTCTATGATCAGCGCGCCAGTGAAGCCAGCCTCGGCAAGGATGCCGGCGCGAAAGCCTGTGATAGGCTCACCTGAGGACGCAGCGCGAAGATGACCGCCGGCCGTCGTTCTCCATAGCCCCTTCGCATTCGTGTCGATCCTCATCTGGACTGGCCAATAGGCCTGGAACCCTTCGAGGTTGATAATGTCCTTTGCCTTGGACGAGTTATCGAGAGCCAGCGCCTGAGCGTAACTGGCATGGATGAAGCGGGACCGCGGATTGAGCGCGAACCCACGGGCGATGAAGTTGATCACCGCGAGTTCAGTGTTATGCGTCACAACAAGGTCGCGGCCGGCGCAGAACAGCGCATCCGGCGCATCAACAGTGAAGCACACCATCTCACGAGATGAAACTGGAACAATCTCATCTATGAAGCGTCGCGGCCTATTGCATTCTTTCCGAGGGCGGGACAACCCCTTCTTGCGCGAAAGCCGGAAGGCCTCCACTCCGTCAGGCAGAGAGAAGGTCGTTGTATACGCGACCTTGCCGCCGGCTACGCGCTCATAGCCGCGCCAGACTGCGCCGATGCTGTTGATCAGCGATCTAACGTCATCCGAAAGCTGCTTGCTCGTGAACGTGACGCTCTGCGACCCGTTCTTTGCATTCACAGTCCCATCTGTGTCGCACACGCCCTGCAGGAGGGCTACGCGTTGGGCGTGGCTGGCGAGCATATACGAAAACGGGATATGCTTATTGGCGACGACACCGAGCGCCTTCAGGGCGGTTATGAAGCCGTTGCGCAGGCCATAGGTCGTTGCCTGCCCCGCGTTCTGATGTTTTTGCGGCTTCGGATCATATTTCGAGAACACTGCGACAATGTCGGCGTCCATCGTTGTGATTGCGGCCTGGTGGCTGTGGCCATCACCCAACCAGCAACCGAACAGATATGGGTCGATCGGCAGCGCAACTTCTTCTTCCCGCGTGTCAGACAGAACCGGTATGCGCCACTTCTTGCGGCCATCAGCGCCCCGAAGATCGTCCGCGAGTTCAGCAGTCGTCCTTACCCGCCATGGAGCTTGCCACTTATCCCCAACATCGCGGAGTCGAACAGCCCACCTATGCTCCGAGCACGTGACGAGCGACGACTTGTCCGAGAACGTCACCTTGAACGCAGGCACTGCTCCTTGTGGATAGACACCGAGAACCTTTGCCCACTGACCATTAGAACCCAAAAGGTCATCGCCTTCGCGGACATCGCCCGCTCTCACCCAACCATCCGGCGTGAGCATTGGCGTATCGCAATCTATCGCCTTGCCGTAGCCAGGCGGGATATTGATGATCAGCCGCTTGATTTCACCAGAGAACACCCGATCGAGCGCATCGCACATGACCGGATGAAACGGCGCTACCGAAAGAGGCTGACCTTCCTTCTCCACGAAGAACCGACGCGTAAAGGCCAGATGCGACGAAAGAAGCTCCTTCCGCTCCTTCGCACGGTCGATCTCACTCCTCCGGCTCTCCAGCTCCGCCCTGATCGCCGTCAGCAAGTCCGATCTGGATAAGTGCACGTTCAAGGACAAGGAGTTCCTCCGATGTCATGCCCTTGAGGCGAGACAGGTCAGCGATTTGAACAGGGCCGCCTCGAGCGCCAGTGAGTTGCTTCTTGTCGATGAGCAGACCGTGCAGCTTGGCTTTCCCCATAGTGGCGCTCACAGCAGCGGCATGTTGTGCTGCCTTGGTTGCCCCCTGCCTTGCCTCTTCAAGCTCGTCGGTGAGGCTGTCTATGGTCACAAGAGTACGCTCAACCCGCGCGTCCTGTAACTCTCGGAGGCGCTTCACAATGCTTTCATTTGCTTTCAGGCGTGTAGCGTTACCGCGGTTCGGCTTAAATCCGGCAAGTTCGTATGCCTCGTCAGCCGTCTTCCCATCGAATAGGTAGAGGGCGAACTTCTCATGGCGGGGATTCTTGAGGCTTGGCATTAGTTATCCAGCCGCCGGTCGGCGCCAGAATGGTGATTCAGCACGATCAATGCCGCCAACTGCTTTGGGCTGGGCTGCTCTAGCTTTATCCGCGGCCTTGCGGACTTCGCGCTTGATGCGGCGCCGATCTCTCCCTGCAAATTGGTCCATGGCTTGGAACACTGCATATTGCTCTGTCGCGATCAGCAAAACGTTGGCGTTAGCCAGCGGCATGCTGTCGAAGATGGCATCGAGCGCCTGCTTTATCTCAGCGCCGGTATGCTCGGTCATTTCACTGCGCCCCGCTGAGTTTCATGATGTCTTCAGCCGCATGGATCAGCCGTTCCCATTCGACTTTCGTCTCCGGCTTCTTTGCCAAGGCCTCGATGACCTTGCGCCGCGCGGTGTCGAATGATGGGGCCGCAGCCATCAGATCTTCCCCAGGAGGAAGAGCACAAGAACGATGATGAGCAGCAAACCGATGCCGCCGGATGGGCCGTAGCCTGAGACGTAGCCGAAGTTTGGCAGCGCTCCGATCAACAGGAGGATGAGGATCACCAAAAGCACTGTTCCGAGCATGGTTTCTATCTCCAGTTAGAAAGTGTATGAAAGCCCGTGCTCGCACATGATCCGGTCGATATGCCTTCCAGCGTCGTCGACAGATCCGAAATACCATTCTCGCCCATGAGCGCGCTGCGCTTCGAACGTGCAGAGAATGTGGTTCTCCAGTTTTTCAAGATCGATGAATTCTTCATTCAGAACGAAGACGCGCTCTTCGATGATGCCGTCGCCTTTGGCTAAATTCCAGTTGGCGTATTCAAGGCGGCGCGTGGTCCATCGCCTCGACATGCCTATCTTGACCTTGTCAGGATGCTCCCTGACCGTCACGGCGTAGATGAAGAGACCTGACCTGCCCGAGGGTGAGAAATCCTTTACGAGCTTCCCATCCCCTCTGCCGTACATTCGGTCTATTCTGCGCTGCAGTTTCCTCGTCAATTTTATCGGCGTTGACATCGTCATCTCATCCAATTTACGATGAAATCACAATATCAGTGATGCCAGACGGTGGAAAGCCCATAGTAGGTGTGATTATGTAACCAGAACATATGCGTTCGTGGCTTGCTGCGATGAAGATCAGCGCCGCCGAGGGAGCAAGGCGGTTAGGTGTTCATCCAAACACGATGACGAGATACAAGACAGAAGGAGCGCCAGTGCATATAGCCCTTGCTTGTGCTGCGCTTTACCACCGGCTTGAGCCGTGGAAGTAGCCCCGAGACCATTTTAGGCGCTGCGCTACAACCTAGCAGGTTGTGTTTTAGGCACTGCGAGCCAGCAGTCGGGGCAAGGCGGCTGATACTGGCACCCTGACAGCGCATAAAGCATGATGCCGATGAAGATGATGATCAGGGCCGCAAGGACCACACGTTCCGTTTGGGGTCGCAGGCGCATCTCGATCTCCTCACCAAAAAATGCAGGGATCTTCACAAACCAGCTTGGCGCCGATCTTCAGGCGGATCTTGCCTATGCGGCAGTGCCAGTGGGAGGTGAGGAGGAGGTGCATGTCGGTCTCCTAATTACCAAAGACCGGCCAGCTAGGCGGCGTTGATTTTGTTGATGTTTAAAGCCCAAATACGGGAAAATCCCGTGTTTACCGGTCACCATTTTTTACAGGCGAGAGCGGTCATAACCTATTATGACGCATCTTAAGCGGGCTCGCGCCCTCGCCTATCTCATGCCGCGTGTGCGTAGCGCTTCAGGCTAGCAGCTCGCGAAACCACTTGACGTACTTGTCAAGCTCGGCACCGGCATCGGCAGCATCTACGAACTCCTGAGCCGCCGTCTTGAACTCGTCGAGCAGGCTGGCGCTCGGTAGATCGATGGATGGTGAGTTGACGTGGCCGAACAGGTGTTCAGAGGCCATGTCGAGAGGACGCGCCTTGTTGGTGACGAGCGCGAAATCGGTGCGTTCCATAGCTGCCTCCAAAGAAACACCCGCCTCGGCGAACCTGGCGGGCTGTGAAAGGGCGAGACGGCTTCCACGTCTCTCCGGGTATAGCGCTCCCGGTGCTTCTATGCGGCCTCGAGTTGGAGCTTTGCTCTGCGTCGCGCTTCTCGTTCGCGCCGCTTGTTCGCTTCTTCCAGCCGTTGAGTGAGGGCGGCCAACTCCGAACTTTCAAGGTTCAGTATCGGCCTTGCATCCGATTCCATCCAGTGCGTCGCGCACTTCTTCGGAGATACATCGGATTGATCGCTTTCTCCCTCATTTTCGGACACGCCGCAATCCTCACTGTTCAACCGAACGAACATAATACGGTTGAGATTGTTCGCAATTTGTTGACAACACTTCTTGATCTTTCTGCGGAGATTTCGGTCATCAAGCTCATTTTCGTAGGCGAAACGGCCAATCCGCATTCCTTTCCGCACTTTTACCCATGACCAAGCATAGATAATCTTGCGGTCTGCCTCGTCCAGATAGGTATTCACCCACTCCCAAACCTCAACCATTCGGTCAAGGGCGCCCGGTGACGCGCGATGGCTATATCCGGCTGTCGAGTACCCGTAGGACTCCTGTTGCTCTCTGACGACCTCCGGCATGAGGCTGACGAAGTTAGCAGGCCCCGATACCGCTGGCGTCATCCTCAGTGTGTCGGCCATCTCTATGATCCGGCCCTCGATCGCCTTCCATGTCCACGCCTCGTAGTTCATGCCGCTTCTCCAATCATATCCAGAAGGTCGCCCTGCACGGGCTGGAAGAATTTGATGCCGATCAACACGCGGAGAACATGAGTTGTCGGGATTCCGCAGTTCATTGCCTTGGCTTTGCGCCTGAGGCTGCCGAGGTCTATCGAGTTGAAGTCTTCGACCAGGGATGGGGAGCGCATCAGCACCGGGTTGCGCACCAGAAGAGACGAGACGGCCTTCAGCATGTCGGCATAGAGTTCCGCCGCATTGGCCTTGTTGCCGGTCATCAGCATGAAGACGAGCTTTAGATGATCCTCGCCATAGTCCCGGCCGATCTCGCGCACCGTGGGCTTGCAGTAGCATTCGAAGGGCTTGCGGCTCGTCGGGCTGTGCAAATGACCGTCGAATAGCTTCACGCCGCACTGGCGGGCTACACGGTAGATGTCGCAGGGATGAGCCGACTGTTCATTCATATGCCAGCCGCCCTCTCGATTGCCTGCCGCTTGATGCGCATCCACATGCGGTCATCGGTCTTGACGTAGCGCTCCCATTCCTTGCGCTTGATATTCCGGCGCCGAAGGGCTGCCCGCTGACGCTTGAGCCTGATGTCGACGAGACGATAATGGGTCTGGCAGATCCACTCCGATGCCCCATAGGCGAGCTTATCCCTGCCGACGGTTCGGTTGCAGAATGGTGCGCAGCATGAGATCCGGTCGGTCACAGTTGCACCCATCCATTCTTATAGGCGAACGAGACGAGAGCGGTGTCCTTATAGACACCAGCCTTCTCCTTGATCCTCGCCTGATGGGTCCGAACCGTGTGGGGCGACAGAGAGAGGATCAAGCCCATCTCCTCGGCCGTCTTGCCGGCGCAGAGCAGATCGAGGATTTCCTTTTCGCGTGCTGTGATGGGAGGCGTTGTCATCTCTGCCATGCCTCCCGAGGCTGATAGACCCGCTTGGCGTGGTGCATGCAGTAGACCGCGCCCTCGGTAGCATCTGAGCAGAACAGGAAGG